TAATTCCTACAGGTAGTTCAGCAGACACAATTCAGGCTGCTGGATGTGATTACGTGGATGGTGCAAACCTTTCTTTGAACGAAGCAGTGGTTACGTTGACTGAATTGATGGTCGGTGAAACTATCTGCCGTGGCACAGTATATCCTACGTGGCATGGTGCGGCAACCGCAATGGCTACAACGGACTACATGACTACTGAGTTTAAAAACTTCACGTTGGGATTGGTTGCAGCAAAAACAGCTGAAAACTTGGAGAACCTCCTATGGTTGTCTGAATCAACTGGCAATATCTACGCTCAAGGATTCTTGTCTAACGACGGTGCTTTTGACGAAGCTGGATTTGACGCAGGTGTTTTGGCAGGTGCAAACGAAGTAACGATTGCCGCAATTACAGCGCAGAACTGCATCAGTGAATTTGGCAAGGTTTACAACGCTACAGCAGTTACAAAGCCGGGTGTATTGAGCAAGTCTGATGTAGGTTTCTACTGCGGAACAAAGACAGCGGCTCTTTACCGTCAGGCATTGGCTACCGCTGGTGGAGGTGTTTCTCACATCAGTGCAAGCACTGTTTACACAAACGGACAGGGTGTTGGAAACAACTCAACAATGCAGTCGTTTGAAGAATTGAACTACCTAGGTGTACCTATTCGTGTTTGTCCCGGCATTCCTGCTGATTGCATTATTGTTGCAAATCAGGAAAACTTGGTGGTGGCAAACAACCTCGGAACAGACCTCTCGTCGGTTCGATGGATTCCGGCTTATGAATATGACGGCAGCGACAACATTAAAGTAATCATGCGCATGGCAGTTGGTGCAACTGTGGGTATTGTGGGTGATGTCTTTGTTGGCGCAACATTCTGGACTTAATAGCTTATGTCTTGTACTATAAGCAGCGGACGGCTGATTAATTGCAAAGACCAAGTTGGCGGGATTAAAACAGTGTACTTTATGAACTACGCTGATATTAGTGCCGCGATTGAGGTCGATGCCACAACAAAGGCTTTGACCGACATTGGTGTTCAAACCGTATATCAATATGATGTACAGCCTGAAACAGCCAGTGTTAACGTCGCAATTAACTCTAGCAAGGAGAACGGCACCACGTTCTACGACCAGAATATTGACATCACGCTGCATAAGCTTACACCGGAAGACGAAGACAACATTCGACTTCTTGCTTGGGGCCGACCTATCATTTTTGTGCTGGACCAAAACAATCAGGTTTTCATGTTTGGAGCTGAGAACGGTTGTGCTTTGGCTTCAGGACAGGTTCAAACCGGTACTGGTTTTGGAGACATGAGTGGTTATCAGCTCACTTTTAATGGAAAAGAGCAACAGGCATATTATCAGTTTACTGCTGATTTCGATGTCGCAGGTTCAGGTCCATTCGGTGACCTAACCAATGTGGTAACTGTTACGGTTGGTACTTGATTTGTTTTTGGTAGTGGTTTACTAAAGGAAAGGGGATGGCTGTAATGGCTGTCCCTTTTTTTTATATTTATAGATGATGATACAACTGAGCCAAACCGCAGACAAGTACTTTTATCTCGACTTCAGCGCAACAAACTATGGTCAGGGTGAGTACACTTTTAATTTCACTTCTCTTTCTACAGATGAAACGACATCCGTGGTTTTAGAACCAGTGAGTTACACAGGAAGAGCTTATAAATTTTATTATGGTGCCGCTGCTTTGTTTCCCGGTCAGTACCTTGTGAGTATCTTATTTGATGACTCAGACCATGTAACGACGGTGACCGCTTATGTGCAAGGCAGCACTCTTGTTTCAGGTGGTAACTTTACGGAATACCAATCGACGAACACGACAAAATATTTTGAAGGATGAAGAAGACTCAGTTTAGCGTTCTTGATTATCAAGGAACTAATGTTCCACAGTTTGCCGATGCCAACAATAACGAGTGGATAAGCTTTGGTGCGGACAATTTGTATCCGCTGTACTTAGAAGAGCTTTACACTAGCTCAAGCATCAATGGTGCTTTAGTTAAAGGTATCTCTGATATGATTTATGGTGGCGGTTTGGACAGTGAAACAAAGGACGCACACGTTGATGAGTGGTTGCGTCTTCAAAAACTCTTCGGAGACGGAGAAGCCTTAAAGCGAGCTTGCTTTGATTTAAAGCTGTATGGTAATTGTTATCTAAATCCTATTTGGTCACAGGACCGTACCACAATTGCTGAAGTGCATCACGTTCCTGCTTCAAATGTTCGGGTGGGAAAAGCCGATGACCAAGATAACGTAACGGAGTATTATTACTCACCAAAGTGGGCCGAGGCCAAAAAACCTGAATATACTCCGCAGGCCATCCCTGCGTTCTCAACCGATGACCGTACGGCTCCGTCACAGCTTCTACAAATAAAACTATACAACCCGGTCAGTTTCTCTTATGGTCTTTGCGATTACGTGGGCAGCACTAACTACATCGAGTTGGACCGTGACATATCAGAATATCATCTAGCCAATATAAAAAATGGCTTGATGCCTTCTATGATGATAAGTTTTCACAATGGCATACCAACAGATGAAGAGCGCTTAGACATTGAACGTGGGTTGTATCAGAAGTTCGGTGGGGCAACCAACGCTGGTAAGATGCTTATCAGTTTTAACGACAATCAAGAAGACGCACCATCCATTGAGCCGATTCAATTGGCCGACCCACACCGCATGTATGAATACCTAAGTAAAGAGGTGAGCGTTAAGATTTTATCAGGCCATCGCGTGACTAGTCCTTTGTTGTTTGGCTTACGAAATGAAGGTGGCGGTTTTGGTAGTAACGCAGATGAGATGCGTGATGCCTTTGATATTTTTCAAACAACGGTTATCGACAATTTTCAAGAAGTCATGTTAAATGGCATCCGTCCTATTTTAGCAGCGGCCAGCTTTACTTTGCCTTTGCACTTTAAAAAATATGTCCCTGCTGCATTTTTTGAACAAAAGGAATCTGTAACAACTGACATCAGACCTCAGCACTTCGAGTCGTTAAAAAAAAAAGACAAGGAAGTAGTCATCAGTTATCTGAAGACGAAGAACGCGAAGCCGGGAGCGGACTACCATCTGATTAAGTCAGACAGCGTATACGACGCGCAGTTCGATGAATACCTCCACTCTAATAAGAAGAGACAGTTCGATATAGAAGACCCATCACGAGAGCCGTATGACGTAATTGGACCTAAAGGATATCGATACTCCGTTCGGTATTATTATGAAGAGACGGCACAAACTTCTGCTTTAAGCAATGCGAGTCGTGATTTTTGTCAAGAGATGATGGCTTTGTCCGATAGTGGTTTTGAGTACAGATACGAGGATATACAGGAGATGGAAGGTGAAAACATGGAGTTTGCGCACGATGGAAAACCCTACAGCATTTGGTTGCATAAAGGCGGTATTTACTGTAGACACGGCTGGGTTCGAAACATATACATATACGCACCGGGTGGCGAACCTACTGAGGTTGAGACGATTGAGTATATTAATGACTGGGATAATGAAATGAAACGCGTAGGTAACAACTTCTTAGTAGCACAGCCGGGAGAGGAGATTGTAGCTCCTATTGACACTGCTTCACGTGGAGCATACGAATAAAAATAAATCATGGCAACACTATACACATCACCACAAACCTTAAAGCGTGACACAGCGTTAGGCACTTCGGTTGACGAGGATTTGCTGCGACCCTACATCCGCATTGCTCAGGACCGTTGGATACTACCTGCACTGGGTACGAAGCTTGATGAACATTTAAAAGCTGAAATTGATGCAGCCACATTAACAGGTAACGATTTAATTCTTGTAAGAGATTACATCCAACCTGCGCTGGTTCAGTTAGCTTTTTGTGAAGTAGCATTTGTAGTTCGCATCCGTTTTAGTAACAACTCCGTAACGATTGCTGACAGCGAGCAAGGTTCAAGCGCACAAGCTTCTGATATTAAATTAGTTACTGACCGCGCACAACAAATCGGTCTTTTTTATCGTGAACGAATGCTGGATTATTTATGTGAAAAT